CAAGAGCGAGAGATGGAGTAACAGAAACAGAGTATACAGATGAAACAAATCCAGATGGAAGAGTAGTAAGAAAGGTTGCAAGAACAAAGAAAAGCTTTGCAGCAGAACTAACAGCTATCAAATTGCGAAAAGAGATACTTGGAATAGATTATTTTAAAGAGCAGCAACTGCTTGGGAAGTCAGGCAGCAGAAAAGAAAATGAAGAAGAAAAAATTTATCTGGACGATTAAAAAAGGTACTGGGAAAGTATTTTTTTTAAACTGCACCTCGCCCGAGCCCAGAACTTTTACCATCTCAGAAATTTTCAGTTCTTTCCAACTTCCCTGAAAATATAAAGAGAGGTATATATGAAAAAAGTTTTTGCAAAAAAAGAAACCATAGCTGAAATATTAGGAGTTACTCCTAGGAGAATGACAGATGTTCTTTCAAATTGTGAAAAAGAAGTTGCTGGAAATACTACTCGCTATAATTTAGCAGAAGCAGTTAAAGTTTATCTAGAACAGGCAAGAGTGGAAACAGGAGAATATGTAACAGCTAAAACATTAGCTGAAATACTTTGTACAACAGAAAGAACAATTAGAAATCTTACAGTAAAAAATATTTTAGTTAAGAATGAAAATGGAAAATATGAGCTTAGAACTAATTTAAGGAGCTATATTAATGCAAATGATGAAACTAATAAGCTTAGAAAAAGTCAGAGAGAAACAAATGAATTTAATTTAGCTATAAAAAAGAAAGAGTATCTAAATGCAGAAGAAGTCAAGTTTGCTGTAGCAGATATGCTAGGTAGATTTAAAAGTCGGCTGCTTCAAATGCCAACTAAAGTAAGAATCGAATTAGAAAATTCAAAAATTGATGATTTTGAAGATATCTTAGAAAAACACTGCATAGAAGTATTAGAAGAATTATCAGAGTTCGACGAAAACGACCTAGAAATAGAAGAAATAGGAGAAGAGGAATATGAAGAAAATTAAAGTTAGTAGAGCAATAGTCAATTTTCTCAAAGGAGTTCATAAAACTTTAAAACCTCCTTTAAAAATAGGTGTTGCAGAATGGGCAGATAATTACAGAATTCTATCATCTGAAAGTAGTGCAGAGCCAGGAAGATGGAACACCTCAAGAACTCCATATATGAAAGAAATATATGATATGGCTGTCAAAAAAGGAGTTAGATTTATAATTGTTATGGCAGCAGCTCAGATGAGTAAAAGTGAATTGATAAATAATATTATTGGTAGATTTATCGACATAGATCCAGGACCAATGTTAGTAGTACAACCAACAGATGAATTAGCAAAATCATACTCTAAAGATAGGATAGCTCCTATGATTAGAGATTGTCCAAGATTAAAAAGATTAGTAAAAGATCCAAATAAAAAAAATTCAGGAAATACTATATCATACAAAAAGTTTTTAGGAGGTTTTATTGCTTTTGTAGGAACATTTAGAGAAAATAAACTAGCTTCAAGACCAATAAGACTTTTATTTTGTGATGAAGTAGATAGATACGCAAAATCAGCAGGAAATGAAGGGTCACCTCTTGACCTTGCAAAAAAAAGAATAACAACATTTGTAAGAGATGGAAAAGGGATTATAACAGGAACTCCAACTATAAAAGGAGCTAGTGAAATAGAAACAGAATATTTAGCAAGTTCACAAGGAAAATGGTATTTGAGCTGTCCTGTATGTGAAGAACATCAAACTTTAAAATTTAGAAACTTAAATTGGGATAAAGAGCCAATTACAGAAAAAATCACTGTTAAAATGCTGTGTGAACATTGTGGAGCTCTTTCTTATGAACATGAATGGAAGAAAGATAACCAAGTCACAGGAATTTGGATACATGATTTTCCAGAAAGAACAGACAAAATGGGATATCACCTTAATGCTTTAGCAAGTCCATGGAGAACTTGGGAAGATATAGTGAAAGAATGGATAGAAGTAGAAGAATCTAAAGATGAACAAAAGAAAATTGTATTTATAAATACAGTTTTAGCAGAAACTTATGAAGAAGAAGTAAAAGAAAAAATTGATTGGGAACATATTTTTAATCGTAGAGAAAAGTATGAGGCAGAAGTTCCAGATCAAGTATTGATTTTAACAGCAGGAATAGATGTACAAGATAAGTGGATAGAGTTAGAAGTCGTAGGTTGGGGATTGCATGGAGAAAGCTGGGGAATACTACACCTTATTATTCCAGGAAATCCAGAACAGGATGAAATATGGGAAAGTTTGGATGGAGTTTTAAAGAGAAAGTTTTATTATAAAAATGGAAAAGCCATAACTATTTATAGCTCATGCATAGATACAGGAGGACACCATACAGAAAGAACATATGATTTTGTATCAACAAGACAGGGCTTGATGAGAATATACGGAATTAAGGGTCAAGGTGGAGAGAATATTCCTGTAAATAATGGATTTAGAAGAACAAAGGATAATAGGATAGACCTTTTATCTTTAGGAGTAAATGCTCTTAAAGACATTACTTATGGAAGATTAAAGATAGTTCAGACAGGAAAAGGATACTGTCACTTTCCTTATGATATAAAAAAGAATTATGGAATAAATTACTTCAAAGCATTAACAGCAGAGGTTAAAAAAATAAAAAATAGAGCTGTTGTTTGGGAAAAAATAAGAGAGAGAAACGAAGCATTGGATATTCGAAACTATGCAACTGCAGCTTTAGAAATATGGAATCTTGATTTAAATAAACTTGCAGAAATGAGCCAAGAAGAAAGAGAAAAGAAATATGGACTCAAGGAAATGAGAGAAAAGAAAAAAAATAAAAAGAAAGTTATAAATAAAGGAGTTGAAATATAATGGGAAAATCAGGAAAATACAAAGATTATACTGGAAAAACTCTTGAAGAATGCAAAAGAAAATACAAGCTATATTCTGATGCAGAAGAAGCTGTTCTTACAGGAAAGAGCTATGAAATAGAAGGAAGAAAGCTAACTAGAGAAAATCTTTCTGAAATAAGAAAAGGGATGCAGTATTGGGAAAATGAGTGCAACAGAATAGGAAATGGTACATCTGGGGGAGCAAGGGCATTCAGAGTAATTGCCAAAAATGATTAGGGGGAATAAGAATGGGAAAATTAATACCCCAAGCTACTGGATACAATCCTTCACTCGATTTTTATAACTATGCTCAACATGGAGCAAGTCAGCTAAAAAATGCTTTCAAAGGCTCAATAGATATACTGAAAGATGCAGATGAAGATATAGGGGATAACAAAGATATTCTGATGTCTAGATCAAGAGAAATGTATATGGGAAATACGGTTGCTCTTGCAGCATTTCGGAAGTTCCGAACTAATGTTGTTGGAAAAGGATTGAAAGTTAAACCTAAAATAGATGCAGAATTTCTGAATATTGGAGAAGAGGAAGTAGAGAAAATACAAAAAATGATTGAATACAGTTGGGAATTATGGAGCAACAGCAAGGAATGTGACATTTGTAGAATGAGTAATTTTGCACAGCTTCAATCTTTAGCTTTTTTGACACAGCTAGTTGATGGAGAATGCTTTGTATTACTCCCATTTAAAAGAAGAGCAGGAGAAGTATTTGATTTAAAGATACAGCTTATAGATAGTGCTAGATGTAGGAATCCATCAAGTTATGATCCAATAAAGCAGGATATAAAAAATGGAGTTGAGATAGACAAAGATGGAGCTCCAATAGCTTATTATTTTACAACAGATAGATACGGATTAGAAACTATAAAAGTAGATGCATATGGAAAAAAATCTGGAAGGAGAAATGTACTACTTGTAATGGAAAAAGAAAGAATAGGACAAAGAAGAGGTATTCCTTTACTTGCTCCAATTCTTGAAAGTCTATATCACTTGACTAAATTTACACAAGCAGAACTCACAAACGCAGTAGTAAGTGCATTATTTACGGCATTCATAGAAAGAGAAACAGCAATACCTCGTGGAACAGCACCAATGGAAGATGTTGACATAGAACAAGATCCAGATGGAGATGTTAATTTAAAAATGGGTAATGGAACAATAGTAGAATTAGCTCCTGGACAGAAAATGAGTTTTGCAGATCCAAGCAGACCAAACCAAACATTTGATAATTTCTTTTCAGCAATGGTAAAGCATATAGGTGCAGCATTAGAACTTCCATATGAAGTTTTATTGAATGCTTTTAATAGCAACTATTCAGCTTCAAGAGCAGCTTTGAATGAAGCATGGAAAGTTTATTTAATGAGAAGAGAATGGTTAGTTTCGGATTTTTGC